ATGGCGCTGTCTGATGCGTGGTTGCGTTCAGTTGTTGGAAAGGAACGTGATAAGGTTTTGGTTAAATCCGATCGTGATGGTCTGTCTGTCAGAGTATCACCGAAAGGTCGCGTAGTGTTCCAATATCGTTATCAATGGGCAGGGAAAGGTGAGCGTCTTGATATCGGAACTTACCCGGCAACTGGATTAAAAGAGGCCAGAGAAGAAGTTATCCGTCTCCGTGGTGAACTCGAGTCAAACCGCAATCCACGATTGGTCAAGCAGGCAGAAAAACGCAAAGCTACTGAAGCCATGACTGTAGAGTCTGTGATCCGTGCTTGGTATGAAGCATATTGTGTAAAAAATAAAAAAGGTGCTGAGCAGATACTCCGCTCATTTGAACTGCACCTGTTCTCTAAAATCGGGAGTATCCCTCACGATGCAGCTACATTGCATGATTGGTTAGAGGTCTTGGAGCCTCTTAGCACTAAGACTCCAGCAATAGCTGACCGATTGCTAATTAACGCAAAGCAGGCCCATGTCTGGGCGTATAAGAGAAAGCTCATTGAAACTCGCCCGCTGTCGGATATCACAGGTAAAGATATGGATATCCGTAAAGGTCAGAAGAAACGGTTTCTGACACATGATGAAATTAAAATCCTTTATGCTGCGATCGATGGTTCTCGAATGGTTCCTAAATACCGGGCCTTCATTAAACTATTGTTGCATTTTGGCTGCCGTAGTTCAGAGCTAATTACCGCTAGGGTGGACGATTTTGATTTCATTAATAAGGTATGGACTGTACCGCCAGAACGACATAAGACAGGGGAGATAACAGGCGAACCACTAAAGCGGCCCATTATTGGGCCGGTTGAAGAGCTTATAAAATACGTTATCTCTATGAACAACGGTTCCGATATGCTTTTTACTAAGGAAGGAAGCAGGGAGCCAGTTGGTCGGACATCATTGCAGTCGCTGCCTTACAATTTAATGCAGTTCGCATGGCGACGTTTGGGGTATCAATTCCCTCATTGGTCTCTTCATGATTTGAGGCGAACAGCACGAACAAACTTTTCTGATCTTACTGCGCCTCATATTGCAGAAATTATGCTTGGTCATAAGTTGCCAGGGGGATGGCAGGTTTATGACAAGAGCGATTATCTAGAAGAACAGCGTAAAGCCTACCAGGTATGGTGGGAGAGGGTTGAATTGATAGTTGCTTGTATTAGCTCAGACCCCAACTGACCGTTTGCATAGCTAGAACGAAATAAAATCTGACTGTCCGTTTTGAGCGACAACTAGACCTCAAAATATCTGTTGGATAATGGGGGTAAAATACACTTTAAAAAAATATGCTTAATAAGTAACTTATTTTGTTTAAATTTATGAAACACTCTCTAAATTATCTCTTATAATTTAACATTCTTTCTTGATTATATGTGTAAAAATATAGTTAAAAATGTTAACTGAGATGCGTGTGTTATTAATGTGTTGATTTCTAATGTTGTTTTTGTTTGCGCCTTGAATGCAAGGCGCTATTTATCAAGATAGTCTATTCAGATCAGTATTAGGTGTGCTTCTTTTTGATGCAAAGATGGATTTGAATCTTTTTGAGTAACTATCAAAAAACCATTTTGTATAATTACCTTCAATTTCCTCTAATATTGAATACTTCATCTCATGAAGTTCATTTTTATAATCACACTTTTTGCTTAACAAGTCTAAAGGTGTTGATCTGATAGATGACAACTGTTCATCACATAATAATTTCTTACCAATCCTTTGTGATAAATGAGACAGCTGCATTTCAATTAATGAGACACTGGAGGCTAAAAAATTATCCAGCTCTAATTCTTTAGTATCTCTAGAAGAGAGCTTATCTAAAACATTATCAAAAAGAGATTCTATTTGCTGACAGATTTTATCCTTTTGCCTTGAAATATCATTTCGCTTGAATGCTCTATTGTTGAAATAAGACGCAACAAGCCAACCAATTATAGCAATCACAATACTTGTATAATTAACCTCTTCCTGCATCACTCTCTGCCTTATTCAATCGTTCATCAATCAAGGTCTCAATACTCTTAATATCTTTATGAGTATAAGTTAGTTTTTTCTTAAGTTCGCTTAATGTGTAGCCTTCTACTCGGATCAAGCCACCAAACGCTTCATCAATAAATGAACGCCCATAACGGTTATATCCAGTCAACTCAACATGAACTAAATCATACTCTTTGAGAAAGCCTGCCAGATATTTGCGAAAGTTTTCCCCACAGCCTGCCCCATCGTCTGGATAGCGCCCGTAAGGCTTACTGTTGAAGTCTTTGATAACATTGATGTTTTTAGTCTTCATAGCTGACCTTGATGTTCCACTGAATTAAAGTACCTGGTACTTTATGAGTTAACTCATTAATTTTATCACCTTTCTTATTAGAAAGCTTGAACATACCTAAATTACTGTAAATCCAAAGGTTTCCATGTTCATTATTTAGTACTAGAGCTTTAATACTCTTACTTCCTTGACCATGTTTATCATTGGCTGTACCGGTTACGTCTCCAATCATAGAAATTGCTATTTTTACTGCATCAGAAACAATACCAACTTTTACTTTAGAGCGCTCTTTATAACCTAAACCTATTCTCTCAAGTTCTTCGTTAACCGCAACCTTTAGATCTGGATATTTTGATTTGAGCGTACTCATAAACCATGTCTTTTGCATTACAGTTTCAGGTATACCAACACCTTCATCATATATAGCAAGATACAGCTGGTCATGAATTACGTGACATGCAAGCCACCATCGTTTCTCATCATTATTTTTATGCGGATAGGCGTGTAAACCAACATTATTTATTGCTTCCTGAACAGCATCTGCATATGTATGTTCTGTTTCAGGTTTCATCTTGTTTTTATAAATTTCTTTCTGGATGAAATCTATAATCTCATCTCTATATTCTCCTCCTACCCCGCTAATAATGGGCAAGTTTTCAACGTTTTCGAAGACAGGTTTTAATTTTTCGCCCCGACATAAGGCGACAAGACCCGAGTCTCTTAAAAGCTGATTGACTTTAAAATCTGTTGAAAATAATAATCTGTACGATAAACCTTTACGAATTGAAGTTTCAACACTGGCATAAAGTATTACTAATGCTGCCATTTTTATTGTTTTTGTATTTGTAAAATCTAAATATAATCTCTCATCAGGATTGTATTTTTTATTCCTGACGTGATTTATCGAGTGTAGAGAGTGCGCAAAAAAATTAGGCTTATCTGGTGAATATATTGAAAACTCAGATGGAAACCGAATAAAGGTATTATCTTTTTTCTTTTGAGATTTTTTTTGTTGACGAAACTGCGAATACTCTTTCCCTTGACGGGAAACACTTCGCTGCCATCTTTTAAAAGCCAGCCTAATTCTTACACTTTTTTCCTTATTGGTCTTGTTTTCCATGTGTCTCCTATCAATATGCTGTTCTTTTCATTCTACGAATGATAGTACAATTAAACCAAGATTGGTATACAGACTACACGTCGTCCAGCACAAAAATTTTGTTGGTGGGTGAGGTTGAAAAACTTAGTTAAATCATGTGGATACGATTTCTTGAGTATAAAAATACCGTTCTTAGCCATGCTCAAGAACGGCTTGGTTTTGTTGTTGATAAAAATACTAAAGCTTTAACGAGTCTTAAATCAGTATTGAAATAAAAACTCAAATTAATTAATAAGAGGTTTGTTATTGAAAAAAAACATAACCCAAGAAAATTCATTAATTTTGAGTTTCAATTAACACAAAACACAACTTAATAATGCTCATGAATATATTAAATCATTAATGCAGATAGTATTATTACCGAATGAGAACACAGCAATTTAGCTTATTCTGCCCTATTTATACCACTGCTCCTGACCTTGTGTGGTGGCAGGAGCATCAGCCCAGTCACGATTCTTGGGTTGCTGACTTGGGGCACGATCATTACTTGACACATTCTACTTTTCTTCCTTGAGAACCTTAATATTTCCATATGTCGCTACTTTACACTCCTGCTTTCAGGCCTACACTTCGCTTACCATTAACATATTGTATTTCTTGGTATCAGCCGATGACTTTACCCTTTTGGGGCTCGGGACATTTTCTCTTGTATCTTTCAGGAAAATATTAAATAACCATTTATCCATATAGTGATGTCAACTAATAGCTACTACTCAATAATTCCAGCAAATCTGTATATCTTGTGTGATGCCCATTTATTTGGGCAGGATTTAATATCCGGATCTGGAAACTCAGGCCTGTATTTCTGGCCAGTTCTCCTGTTTACGCTGTTCCAGCGAAGAACGGTCGATACTGAAACGCCACAGAAGTCGGCGACTTGTTTAGTTGTCATTAAGTTGTTCATTACTTCACCTCCTGCGGCGGTTCCGGTAGCGGCATCCAGTGGGTTACTTTCGATGCCGGTTCTTCCCCATTGTCAGTAACTGCCCACCATTTGTTTCTCGACCAATCGTAATACCCTTCGAAGGTATCGCACTCAGTCCAGCCGTAAGACTTCCCCCAACACCAAACATACTGTTTATCGTTCGGCATTCGCTCACTACAGCTTATCCAACCATCCGGAGTTACCGGAGAGTTGCCCGACAGCTCGTTCAACTTGTAAGTCTGGCTTACAGGTTTGGCACCACGAAGCATGGCGGCGCGGCAGGCGTTCCAGCCTTCATCAAAGCCGACTATGCCATTATTTAAAGACGGAAGAGCATCTGGCACCACCGGCACTGGCTTGGCTATATATAGCGGCTGAACATACCAGCCCTTTGATAACCAACTGTCAGCAATGTTTTTACTCCTGGTTATTGCTGGAATACCTAATCCATTGTCTGAATGCAGCCATGCCACCGGTTCTGCTTCCAACGATGCCAGCGCAATCCGTGCCAGTTCCATTTGTTCGCCATGGGTAAGTCCGTTTTCAAACGGATTTTTAATGAATAATTCAATACGTTCTTTAGTAATAGCGTTCATGTGTTATTTCTTATCCTGCGAGCTCACAATTCCCACAATATTGCCGGGTGAGAGTTCTGCTGTACGTTTAATATCGTCCACTATGTACGATGCATGTTCACGGTTAATCGCATAGATATAAAATGAGTACTTCCGTTCATCCGCCGTAAAGTCGACAGAAAATAATTTCCATGTACGCCCCTCGACTTCAACCTGTAACGGCATATTTATTCCGCTCACGCATAGTCTCCTTTTGAAAATAGTTCCGGCAAGCGCACTAATAACCTCATCGGCTGCCTCAATAATTTTCAGAGCTTGTTCTCTGGTAATAGTGGTCATTTGTTATGCCTCAATACACGAAATCTGTTTTAAATTCATGGTTACATTCTGGACAGCATGTTTCGTAACCTTTTATTTCTTCACATGCCTGTTTAGCTCCAGAAAACTCCCAGAAATCTGGATCACAAAGCAGATCGAAATTGTGACCACATTTTGGACATTCGGTATCAAGTGACAGACTCCAGTAAGCAGGGGGATTTTTATCCATATCACTCACTCTCCTTTAATGCGAATGCCAGCGGCGCTGGAATCATTCCATCGCTTTACTTCTTCACGAATTACGTCAATGCATTCTTTCGAATCCATTAGGTAATCTTCATCAAAAAGACGTTCCTGTTCGTTTTCTATCGCAACAATGATTGCTTCAACTAACTTTTGTACCTGAGAACCACTTTCTAACTCTGCTATGTGCTTACTTCCATCCGAGATAACACCTTCGTAATATTCACGCTGCTTGTTGAGTTTTGATTTTGTCTCCTCAAGCTCAACACGCAGCTTCCCTACCGTTAGCGCAATATCCTCGTTCTCCTGGTCGCGTGATTTGATGTATTGCTGATTTCTTTCCCGTTCATCCAGCAGTGCCAAAGCAACCTTTGGATTAAAGGCAGCAATAAATTCAGCGTTGTTTTTCAGAACGTGTTGTGCAATGGCCTGACTACTTAGTCGGACCTCATAACCACGTACGCCACGGTGTGGTTTATATGAGTCCCAATCCCCCCACGTTGCTTTCTCTGCCTTGTTACGCAGTGCCTGATAGTCAATCTTGTTCACTGGTTGCCTCCTTTGCGAAGCTGAGCGGCTAACTCGTCACATATGTGCGTCAAAGAGCAAAGTTTGATTGATGGGTGTTCGCGCATCATCTCAACCCCCTGCGCCCGGACTTCAGCCAGGAAAGCGTCGGTGGCTGGGGTTTCAACAGAATCAATTTCTGGCAAGACCTCATCCCATTCGGCTATATCGCCGTTCTGATGCCAGCCTGAAACACCATGCGAATTGGCAATAATGCTACGAACTTCATTTATCACCTCCTTCAGCCCCGCATTTTCAGCCGCCAGCGCCGCGCACTTGGCCTCAGCTTCAGCAAATTTACGCACCAGGTACTCAGCGTTTGTTTCGTTCACTTTCAGATCTCGCGGTACACATCTCCCGCGAAGAAACCCTTCCATTTCGAAAACATTCATGCGCATTTGCGTAACTCCGATAACTCGTTAAAACGTTCCATAAACATCCCATAGGCATGGCCTGGCGACAGTGGAATAACTTTGAACATCTCTGTTGCCGGGATGCCTTCCAGTACAGGCCAGAAAGAGCCATCATCAAGCCCGAGATCGCGGCGTTCGGTTGCCAGCATAATGAGATCGGCATATTTCACTGGCGTGCTCATAACAGGAGGTAACCCGTATTTCTCACGGATTACGGCGTCTATTTTTTCTTCCATCCGTTTATAGTCAGGAAGAAGGCGTTTCAGTGGTGCGGGGATGTCCTGGCAATACGCTTCTGTTGCATCATGCATTAACGCTTCAAAAGCAAATTCCTGCGGCACCAGCTGGCTGCAAAGCACCGCATGTTGGGCTACGCTGTAGAAGTGAGAAAGATGACCGGCAAAGCGGCAGATATTTGAAAGGGAAACCGCGATATCGTTAATAACGATGTCGTCTTTATTTATCCTGTCATAATAAAAATGCTTCCCGGAAAAAGTTTTAATAAATGACATTTTGTTCTCCACGTATATGCGCTGCACCGCGCTGAATTCTGGTAAAAGGAAGCCATCACCATCCGGCGATTATTGAGTAAATTATGTTTCCATAAATGCCCCGCAGGGGCATTTGCAGTAATGAAATCAGGCGGTGAAAGTACCAATAAAGGTTTCTACTTTGCTGTCTTTAAATTTCTCAACAAGCAGATCACGAAATTCGTTAGCCATTTCTTCCTGCACCGCTTCCAGCTGAATAATGCGCAGAACCAGTACAGGACGATCGCCAGTGATAATGCTGAGGCGTAATTTAAACGGACGTTCTTTAAGGCCTTCAAACGGAACGCATTTAAATTCAAATGCCACTGGCATAATGTCTTTAGTCTTCGCTTCGACAGACTCCATCAGGGAGCGTTTGCCGCTGAAGTCATTATCTTCAAAATCAGCGGTCTGGTTTGATTCAATCGTGATTTTACGGACCGCCGCAGCCGCTTTTGTTGCCTGAATGGTGTCACCATTAGCATCAAAGCCCACAAGGTAGTCGGCCCAGTCTTCAATCCATTCTGCCAGTGATTTCTGGGAGTTACGCTCGCCGTTAACAGACAACAGGGCAGAGAACGGTGCTGTCTTTTTCAGTTTGAGAGTGGCGGTGTTATCTGCGTGACCTGGTTCATCAATAGTACCCAGGTTAAGTACACTGACGGCACGCATATTATCAGCATCGATAAAGCAGCGGGTGCCTTCATCTGCAAGATCTTTAGAATAACGGGTAAAGTCATCGATGCTGGCAGTGGAAAGCGCACCACGGAAACGGAAGCGATTTAAATTAAATTTTTCCAGATCATGAATGCGGAAATTCTCAGGCAATGCCACAGCATCGGCACCAATCTTACTGATAATTTCATTAACACCCTGAGCAGAAATAAGGGCATGGATTTGATTAATTGCGGTTGCGTCTAAGTTCTGAGACATAATAAGTCCTCACTATATAAAGATATTCAGTGATGAGATAAATAATCAGTTAATTAAGAATGATATTAATGACCTGCTGCGCGGAGTTTTCCGTCAGGTTCACCGGCAAGAGTCAGTAATTGTCCCTGGTCTTCCTGCAGAATAGTCAGGCGACCACCGCGATTGACATACATCGGCGTTTCGGTGGTGTCTTCTTCGGAAATTTTCCCGCGGTTAGTCGGGCGAACATATGAGAGTTTGTGTTTGATTTTCACACGGTTCTCATCAAACGGTTCGATTTCCAGGTTGAGCGAGACCTTACCTTTGGTTTTCGTGTTCATCACACCGGAAGCGACTTCACTGAGAACTGCGCCGATTTTGGTTTCAAATACGCCGCCGTCCAGCTCCCCGATAAATGCCTGCACATCAGTACTGCGTTCGCTAGCCATTTTGCTGCTCCTCATCATATCGACCCTGCAAGGTCGGTTAGTTTCTCCACAAAACAGAGAAGAACACCTGCGGTGGCAGCCGCCCGGATGGATTGGGTTATGAGCCCGTCGTCCGGTGATGCTCTTCTCTGTTTTGTAAAAAGAGCGGTACCAGCCGGAAGTAAGTGTACAAACTGGTACCGCCAAAGCAGTGGCTGTTGTGGTGACCGGTGCTGATCTCCGGCTTGCGGTTATTTCAGACTCTCACAGGCATTTAATTGCCCCGCCGAACAGCTCTTTTCCGCAATAGCTGCAATGTCTTTCGCGCATCAGCCTGCGCATTCACCACAACGCTAAGGATTCTCTCTGGTTGAAAATACTTAGCTGTTATGTGCCTGCTTTTAGCCACATCAGGCGAGGTGGATTTGGTTATTCCCCAATAACCAGGTTTCGGTTAATCTGGATGACCTTGTTCTTTAGAGGGCAATTTAAATGGGTGCGATTTCTGTTAAACATGTGGTTTTGTCGTTAGCATTAATATTGCCGACTACGTCAAATTCCTCTAATGTTTTAATCGAACCGGGCAGTAGTTTGAACGGTGGAGTTGTGACCTTTTATATTTCTTGTTCTGACATGCCTCAGAACACAACCATTGATATAGATAATTGTCTGCGGATTCAGCTAACTCAGATCGAATGGGTCAGGAATAAGTATTCAACTGCCGCTTTGAATCGTTTGAAGGAAGACCATAAAAATGAGCCACAGCGTCTGCGGGACTTAACAGAAGCTTTTGACGCAGAAAGTGAAGCTTGGTCAGAATTAGTAGAAAAAGCCTCAACGTCAGTAGAGGGCGATGCTTCTGGTGGAGTAACCACTAATTCCGCAATTGCATCGCGTCAAATTAGTCTACAGAAATTACGAACACATGATATTTGGGAACACTGGTTACGATTTGAAGATTCAACACCACCAGTTTTGCCAGAACCCCAGTTTAAATCTGACCGATAAGTCATCCAGATTGTTAAAGAGCGAAGCGTCCTGTACGACGCTTTTTTTGTTACTAACGAATCATCCAGGACTTCATATGCCCCTGGCGGCTACTTCGTGGGCGTCCTGCCTGTTTGTTATCTTTGATATAAAATCTAACTTAACTTAGTTGTTATGGCAAGAGAAAACACCAAACTTTTCTTAGCTTGGTGCCTTAGTTAGAGAAGAGAGGTCTTAGAGTTCGTATTGAACTCCTTTGACTACACCAATGATAAGGCAATTACCATTGATAGGGATGTTGGGATACCGAGGATTTAATGGCACTAAAAACTTTTGAGGGCCATCGATGACTAATTTTTTTACTGTAGCTTCGTTTGTTCCATCAAGTCGAGCGATGACTATTTTTCCATGACGAGGTTCTGCATCTGGATCTACAATCACTGTTGCGCCTTCTGGTATTGTTGGGAGGCCATTAGGGTTAGTCATGGAGTCACCTTTAACCTCTAATGCAAATGAGTTATCACCAATCTTTAATGATGTATCTACCCACTTGTCCACTTCACTAAACACTTCTGCTGCCCTGCACTCAGTAAACTGCCCAGCCTGAACCCACGATATTACAGGAACTCTGCGCATGTTTGTGACGAGTTTGCCTTCAAACTCAGCACCATAAAGAATGTAATCTATTGACGTATTGAAGAACTTCGCTAATTTCGAAAGTGCCTCCCCACCAGGGGTATTGATGTCTTTCTCCCAGTACCCCACAGCAACGTCGCTTACTCCACAAAATTTACCCAATTCTTTCTGGGACGTTCTGGTAACTCTTCTCAGAGCTTTTATACGCTGACCAACCGTTTCCATAGGAGCACCATTTCTTGAATTGCTAAGTAATCTTAGTTTTTATTGACCAAAGATAGATTTGTAATTAGCATCTAATAAAACTTAGTTTGGAGGGCGTATGACAACTGACGATATCGAAAGCTACTTCGGCAGTATTGAGAAAGTTGCTGCTTTTTTCGGCATAACAACTGAAGCCGTTTATCAGTGGCGAAACCGTCCGGGCCAGTTAATTCCAAAAGGACGTGCAGCAGAAGCTGCATATAGAACTTGCGGACGGTTGCCATTTAAACCTGAGCTTTATGAAAAATCTAATGGATAAATCGATTAACAGAAACCACAGAACGATGAGGCTAACCGTGGGTAAGCATCACTGGAAAGTAGAAAAACAGCCTGAGTGGTACGTGAAAGCTGTCAGAAAAACTATCGCAAAGTTGCCGGGTGGTTACGCTGAAGCAGCTGACTGGCTGGATGTAACAGAGAGCGCATTATTTAACCGCCTTCGTGCCGATGGCGATCAGATTTTCCCGCTGGGATGGGCAATGATTTTGCAACGTGCTGGTGGAACTCACTTCATTGCTGACGCTGTGGCGCAGTCGGCAAATGGCGTCTTTGTGTCTCTTCCTGACGTCGAGGATGTGGACAACGCCGATATTAACCAGCGCCTGCTGGAAGTCATTGAACAGATTGGCAGTTATTCCAAACAGATTCGTTCGGCAATCGAAGACGGTGTGGTGGAACCGCATGAGAAGACAGCAATCAACGACGAGCTGTATCTCTCAATTTCGAAGCTGCAGGAGCATGCTGCACTGGTCTACAAAATTTTTTGCATTTCAGAAAGTAATGACGCCCGCGAGTGTGCAGCTCCGGGCGCCGTGGCGTGTCGTGACTGTGGAGAAACTAACGCATGAACAGTTTAACAACACACTACCGTCGCTCGCAACTGATTGCGCTTCCTGTACCGGGTGGAAAAGCGAAGGTGGAGTATTGCTATGCAGTGAATGTACCAGGTGACAGGGAAATTGTAACCCACAGCTTTGCAGAGTGGGCTGTGGGTGATTTCAACCGACAAAAGGAGACAGTCCTTTGCGACAAGTTAACCGCTGGTTCAAAGATCACTACGGAGTACCCGTCAGAGTCATTCGTTGGGAACCGGAAACACAACGGGTTATCTACCTCCGCGAAGGCTATGAGCATGAATGCTTCAGTCCGCTCGAACAGTTTCGTCGTAAATTCAGGGAAATAGAGGTCGGTCATGAGTACTAAATTAACCGGCTATGTATGGGATGGTTGCGCTGCATCAGGCATGAAATTATCCAGCGTGGCAATTATGGCCCGCCTGGCTGATTTCAGTAATGACGAAGGTGTGTGCTGGCCATCAATTGAAACCATTGCCCGCCAGATTGGCGCGGGGATGAGTACCGTCAGAATGGCTATCGCACGGCTGGAAGCAGAAGGCTGGTTAACGCGTAAGGCGCGTCGCCAGGGTAACCGCAATGCGTCGAATGTTTATCAGCTTAACGTTGCGAAGCTTCAGGCTGCAGCTTTTTCTCAACTGTCAGATTCTGACCCGTCAAAATCTGACGCATCAAAATCTGACCCGTCAAAATTTGATGCGTCAAAATCTGGCAAAAAAGCGGGTTTTCACCCGTCAGAATCTGGCGGGGATCCGTCAGTAAAATCAAAACATGATCCGTCAGATAAAAAACCTTCTCGTCCGGACGCTTCGCAACCGGACACGCAGACGGCTGAACAGGAGTTTTTAACTCGCCATCCTGATGCGGTTGTATTCAGCCCTAAAAAGCGCCAGTGGGGAACGCAGGATGATTTGACCTGCGCACAGTGGCTCTGGAAAAAAATCATCGCCCTGTACGAGCAGGCCGCCGAATGTGACGGCGAGGTGGTTCGTCCCAAAGAACCGAACTGGACAGCCTGGGCAAACGAAATTCGCCTGATGTGTGTGCAGGATGGTCGTACTCACAAACAAATCTGCGAGATGTACAGCCGCGTCAGTCGCGATCCGTTCTGGTGCCGTAACGTGCTCAGCCCGTCGAAGCTGCGGGAAAAATGGGATGAGCTTTCCCTGCGCTTATCGCCGTCCGTCAGCACGTACACCGAAAAACGCGAAGACTCGTATTTCAAAGCCAGTTACGACAACGTGGACTACAGCCAGATCCCGGCAGGATTCAGGGGGTGATTATGAGTCTTTTGAATGACGTTCAGAAATTCATTGAAGCCCATCCGGGGTGTACTTCCGGAGACATTGCGGATGCTTTTGCAGGTTACTCACGGCAGCGCGTTCTGCAGTCAGCAAGCAAGTTACGTCAGAGTGGGCGTGTGGCTCACCGTTGTGAAGGAGATACACGCAGACATTTCCCGCGCCTGACTGAGAGAGCGCAGGAGCCGGAACCACAACCAGTTCGTGAAACCAGACCTGTGCGCAATTTCTATGTCGGCACTAACGATCCCCGAGTGATTTTGTGCCTGACCCGCCAGGCTGAAGAACTGGAGTCCAGGGGCTTATACCGTCGTGCTGCAACGGTGTGGATGGCGGCATTCCGTGAAAGCCACTCCCAGCCAGAACGAAACAATTTTCTGGCGCGTCGTGAGCGGTGCTTACGGAAAAGCAGCAAGCGCGCTGCATCGGGTGAAGAGTGGTATCTGTCAGGGAATTACGTGGGGGCTTAATGAGTAATAAATATTGCCAGGCGCTGGTGGAACTGCGGAACAAACCAGCCCATGAACTGAAGGAAGTGGGCGATCAGTGGCGCACGCCGGACAACATTTTCTGGGGAATTAACACCCTGTTTGGCCCGTTTGTTCTGGATCTGTTCACCGACGGTGATAACGCCAAATGTGCCGCGTATTACACGGCGGAAGACAACGCGCTGGCGCATGACTGGTCAGAACGTCTTGCGGAGCTTAAAGGTGCTGCCTTTGGTAATCCCCCATACAGCCGCGCCAGTCAGCATGAGGGGCAATACATCACCGGCATGCGTTACATCATGAAACATGCCAGTGCCATGCGTGATAAAGGCGGGCGCTATGTTTTCCTGATCAAAGCTGCCACCAGTGAAGTGTGGTGGCCGGAAGATGCGGACCATATTGCTTTTATTCGCGGGCGTATTGGTTTTGAACTGCCTGCCTGGTTTATCCCGAAGGACGAGAAGCAGGTGCCGACAGGCGCTTTCTTTGCTGGTGCTATTGCTGTTTTCGACAAGACCTGGAAGGGACCGGCAATCAGCTACATCGGGCGCGATGAACTTGAGGCATGTGGTGAGGCCTTTCTGGCGCAGGTTCGCCAGCAGGCAGAAAAACTGGTCAGGGAGATGGCGGCATGACGACGTTAACTCAATGCCAGAGGAAAACGCCAGGCTGCGTGCAGCTCACTGGTTACATGAGAGGGGCCTGAAAGTATGAAGCTGATTCTGCCGTTTCCGCCCAGCGTGAACACGTACTGGCGACACCCCAACAAAGGGGCGTTTGCAGGTAAGAGCCTGATAAGCGCAGCGGGGCGCAAATTTCAGAGCGCGGCGTGTGCAGCAATAGTTGAGCAGTTACGTCGTCTGCCAAAACCAACGTCGGCACCTGCTTCAGTGGAGATCGTGTTGTTTCCTCCGGATAACCGGATCCGCGATCTGGACAACTATAACAAGGCGCTGTTTGACGCCCTGACCCACGCGGGTGTGTGGGAAGACGACAGTCAGGTGAAAAGAATGCTGGTGGAGTGGGGACCGGTTATCCCGGAAGGGAAGGTCGAGATCACTATCAGTAAGTACGAGAAACCGGCGGGTGCAGCCGCCTGATTAAGAGGAGAAACGAAGTATGAATAATCTGATGGTCATTGATGGTATTGAAGTTCGTCGTGATGCTTATGGGCGTTACAGCCTGAACGATCTGCATCGCGCAGCAGTAGCATCTGGTGCAAATGCCAGAACCAAGGAGCCGGGAAAGTTTCTTTCCAGCCAACAGACTGTTGAGCTTGTTCATGAATTGACCAACACCCAGAATTTGGGTGTTGACCCGGTGAGTGTGATTCATGGGGGAAATGAACGGGGAACTTATGTCTGCAAGGAACTGGTGTATGCCTATGCAATGTGGATCAGCCCGTCATTCCATCTGAAGGTGATCCGTACTTTCGATATGATAACCAGCACACCGGAAAAATTATCCGGGCAGGCTGCTGACAAGATGCAGGCTGGCGTGATCCTGCTGGACTTTATGCGCCGGGAGTTAAACCTGTCTAACTCTTCAGTGCTTGGTGCCTGTCAGAAACTCCAGGAGGCTGTTGGCTTACCGAATCTGGCACCGCGCTATGCCATTGATGCTCCTGCTGACGCGCCTGATGGCTCAAGCCGCCCCACGCTGTCACTGAGTGCACTGCTGAAGCAGTATGGTATCCGCCTGACAGCTAATCAGGCATATCACCAGATGGCGAAGCTGGGGATCGTTGAACAACGTGAACGATACAGCCGCACTGCGATTAACAACATCAAAAAATTCTGGTCGCTGACGGCGAAAGGCTGCATGTTCGGCAAGAACATCACCAGTCCCGCAAATCCGCGCGAGACGCAGCCGCATTTCTTCGAATCCCGATTCCCTGAGCTGTTAAAGCTGCTCGATACCGTTCATTGAGGTGACCGTGAGAGCGCTACTGACCCCTGAAATTGCCCCGCGTATGGGGATCGTATTGTTCAGGCCAGGTTCAGAGCTGATGCCCCTGTTTATGCAGGGGCGTGTCCTGCTGGAGCCTGAGCCGGAACGTTATTCATCTTTCGCCAGTGGTGCCGTTCCGGCGGCATCACAACCGCTGGCGGATGATCCTGCCGTTCGGGCCGTGTTCCGTAATGAGGCAGTTATTCGTCGTGCGGGTGGAGTGGAATGTCTTGAAAGCTGGTTACTTCGTGAAAAGGGCTGTCAGTGGCCTCATTCCGACTGGCACAGCGAGAACATGACCACAATGCGACACGCTCCGGGCGCAATCCGTCTGTGCTGGCACTGCGATAACCAGCTGCGCGATCAGTTCACGGAACGGCTGGAATCAATGGCAACGGATAACTGTGCCCGCTGGGTGTTGTCTGTTGTGCGTCGGGATCTCGGTTTTGATGACAGTCACGTTGTGACAATGCCGGAACTGTGCTGGTGGCTGATTCGTAATGACCTGGCGGATGCCTTACCGGAAAGTGCAGCCCGTAAGGCACTGAGATTACCAAAGCCTGTTGTGCCGTCTGTCGCCCGGGAAAGTGACCTTGTGCCTTCGGTTCCTGCCACCAGCATCATCCAGGATAAAGCGAAAAAGGTGCTGGCGCTGAAAGTGGATCCGGAGTCGCCGGAGTCTTTTATGTTACGCCCAAAACGTCGCCGCTGGGTTAATGAAAAATACACGCGCTGGGTTAAGACACAGCCGTGTGCATGTTGTGGAAAGCCAGCTGATGATCCCCACCACCTGATAGGTCACGGTCAGGGTGGAATGGGTACAAAAGCGCATGACCTCTTTGTGTTGCCTTTGTGCAGAAAGCATCACGACGAGCTGCATGCGGATACCGTGGCATTTGAAGAGAGGTATGGCTCCCAGCTGGAGCTGATATTTCGTTTTATCGATCGTGCGCTGGCAATAGGCGTACTGGCGTAAGTGGAGAACGAGCATGAACCTTGAAGCCTTACCAAAATATTACTCCCCAAAATCTCCAAAATTGAGTGATGACGCACCGGCGACAGGCTCGGGTGGTTTAACAATTACAGATGTGATGGCTGCGCAGGGGATGGTGCAGTCGAAAGCACCACTGGGTTTTGCCTTATTCCTGGCAAAAGTTGGTGTTCAGGATCCTCAGTTTGCGATCGAAGGTCTGCTCAATTACGCGATGGCACTGGATAACCCGACATTGAATAAATTGAGTGAAGAAACCCGGTTACAGATCATCCCTTACCTTGTGAATTTTGCCTTTGCTGATTATTCCAGGTCTGCGGCAAGTAAGGCTCGCTGTGAGCATTGTGCTGGTACTGGATTTCATAATGTATTGCGCGAAGTGGTGAAACACTCCAGAAGCGGGGAATCTGTTATCAAGGAAGAGTGGGTGAAGGAACTATGTCAGCATTGCCATGGTAAGGGAGAAGTCAGCACAGCGTGCAGAGGGTGTAAGGGTAAAGGTATTGTCCTGGATGAAAAAAGAACCCGGCTTCATGGCACGCCGGTTTATAAGATTTGTGGGCGTTGCAATGGAAATCGGTTTAGCCGTTTACCAACCACACTGGCGCGGCATCATGTCCAGAAACTGGTACCGGACCTGACGGATTATCAGTGGTACAAGGGGTATGCTGATGTTATTGATAAACTGGTTACAAAGTGCTGGCAGGAAGAAGCATATGCAGAAGCACTGTTGAGAAAAGTGACAAGATAAATAATTTTCGCCGAAGATATCGACATGATGTTTGCATTTTTCAAAAAACATGGATAAAATTTTCTCAACAATGGGCTTTGTATGTCCGGTGTTGAGAAAAAGTAGAAAACCCGCTAATGAGCGGGTTTTTGTGTTTTAAATGGGGAGATGGCTGGATGTCTAAAATAAACATTGCTTCCAGGTGTACAACTATGCGTTAATGACAGCGTCGGTTTGAAGAACAGACGATATACGAAGTAGTTTACTAAAGCAGTTCTCATTTCAGGTGTTATTCACTTATTCCTTCTTTGAGTCTCTCCAATTAAGTACGAAGTCGTTTCTGTTATACAAATCATTTATGCCGAAAGGCTCAAGTTAAGGAATGTAGAATGTCAAATAAAATGACTGGTTTAGTAAAATGGTTTAACGCTGATAAAGGTTTTGGCTTTATTTCTCCTGTTGATGGTAGTAAAGATGTGTTTGTGCATTTTTCTGCAATTCAGAATGATAATTATCGAACCTTATTTGAAGGCCAAAAGGTTACCTTCTCTGTAGAGAGTGGTGCTAAAGGTCCTGCAGCAGCAAATGTCATTATTACTGATTAAAATTCATAGCTTGTCTGTATACGATAACGAAGAAGGCTGATGCCTGAGTAGAGATGCAGATAGAGTTGTGGGTATTGAATCCCATTTTGTGGTGAAGTGCAGGTTTGCTGCATGAATAGTTTTACAGTAGAAGCTAACTGCTGGCATAGCAATACAAAGTGCGTAAGTGGGTAACTACCACAAAAAGCACCACAATCTCAAACCCGCGCAGGCGGGTTTTTTATTATCTGATTTAAATATATTATTAAAATATAAAAACTCTTTGTAAGTAATCAAAACACTCAGGCAACAGCTTTAAGATTTGTTTGGAATACTTTGTTGCAATGAGGGCAGATCAAAAGGGCACCTTTTTGTACTCTAGAAAAACTGTGTTCTGATTCTTGGGTACAGTTTGGGCAGGAACATTTTACGAGATAATTACGGCGTGATTTTGAGTCTTTACGTTCTGACATAGGCTTTTCCTGTATAAATGGCCGTATACAGTACACTAAATAGAAAAATATATCCCGCATTATTATTTAATAGATGGTTTTTCTTTTAAAATATTTAACCGCATTATTTTAAGCTTCTATTTTTTGAGCGTCGTTGAGAACAACGTTTGCTGTAAAAAATAACCCGTAGACTCCGATCTTTTCAAACATATTGCACCATCCGTGTACATCGGGGTGAGGATATGAAATCAATGGATAAGTTAACAACAGGTGTCGCCTATGGCACATCGGCAGGTAATGCCGGCTTCTGGGCACTGCAGTTACTCGATAAAGTAACTCCGTCACAGTGGGCTGCAATTGGTGTGCTGGGGAGCTTGGTATTTGGCTTGCTGACGTACCTGACAAACCTTTATTTCAAGATTAAAGAAGATAAGCGTAAGGCTGCGAGAGGTGAATAATGTCGCCATCATTACGCAAGGCTGTTGCAGCTGCTATTGGTGGTGGGGCTGTTGCCATAGCGTCTGTGCTCATCACTGGTCCGAGTGGTGACGATGGTCTGGAAGGTGTCAGCTACATACCATATAAAGATATCGTTGGCGTATGGACTGTATGTTACGGGCACACCGGAAAAGACATTATGCTCGGTAAAACGTATACCGAAGCAGAATGCAAAGCCCTCCTGAATAAAGACCTTGCCACGGTCGCCAGGCAAATTAACCCGTACATCAAAGTTGATATACCGGAAACAACGCGCGGCGCTCTTTACTCGTTCGTCTATAATGTGGGTGCAGGCAATTTCAGAACATCGACTCTTCTTCGCAAAATAAACCAGGGTGATATCAAAGGGGCATGTGACCAGTTACGTCGCTGGACATATGCTGGCGGTAAGCAATGGAAAGGCCTGATGACTCGCCGTGAGATTGAGCGTGAAGTCTGTTTGTGGGGGCAGAAATGAGCAGAGTAACCGCGATTATCTCCACTCTGGTTATCTGCATCATCGTCTGTCTGTCATGGGCTGTTAATCATTACCGTGATAACGCCATTACCTATAAAGAACAGCGCGATAAAGCCACGTACATCATCGCTGACATGCAGAAGCGTCAACGTGATGTAGCAGAACTCGATGCCAGATACACAAAGGAGCTTGCTGATGCTAACGCGACTATCGAAAGTCTACGTGCTGATGTTTCTGCTGGGCGTAAGCGCCTGCAAGTCACCGCCACCTGTGCAAAGTCAACGACCGGAGCCAGCAGCATGGGCGATGGAGAAAGCTCAAGACTTACAGCAGATGCTGAACTCAATTATTACCGTCTCCGAAGTGGAATCGACAGGATAACCGCGCAGGTTAACTACCTGCAGGAGTACATCAGGACGCAATGCCTGAAATAATTTTTTTTGCAAATCACAAAGTCAATTTAATGAGCCTCGCGATGCGGGGCTTTTTTATGTCCGCAGTAAACGCGCTTCACACGCGCGACTTATGAACACAGAACCTTTCAGGATGACCCTTGAGGATGCCGGTTTTGTGATCGGTGCCTTTCTGTGGGCCGGAATCCTGTGTGACAAGGTTCATCACTAAAAGGTGAGCACTGATGAATTATCCAACTATCGTTAACGGCATCGATTTCCGAGATCTGATTTTTGTGGCAAACAACGATCCGGTTACAGATTCTTTTATGGTGGCAAAAGCATTTGGAAAGCTGCCGAAGAACGTAGTTCGTGACATTGAACGAACCATAGAAGCTTGCCCTCCTGAGTTTGATACAAAGCTCAACTTTGAGCTTTGCTATAAAAACAATGAGTTACAGAATGGTAAGCCGCAAAAATTCTACCGTCTCCGCAAGGATGGGGTGATGCTTTTGGTTATGTCCTACACCAAAAAAGAAGCAATGCGTATCAAAATTGCTTATATCAACGCATTTAACTGGATGTACGCCATGCTTCAGGTTGGTCATCGTCAATTTGAAGAAGAGAGAAATGCCGTAATGCTGGAGTACATGAAAGAGAAGGATGTCGCCAGCATGTCAGGCCGTCTGCTCAATCGCTGGGGGAGAACGAAAAAACCTCAATTGCTTGCAAAGCTGAAACGCCTGGAGAGACAGGGACAGTTTTTATTACCGGGATTCGATAAGGGGATTCAAGCCTGACACATCATGCGCTGTATCGTCGCTGTATTCCTGCATTAACCATGACCGTAGCCCGACGGGGAACTCCTTCTGCGTGAGTGTGCGGGAATAATCAAAAACGATGCACACCGGGTTTTTACCGCGCTAATGATTCGCGGGTTTGTCCCTCATGCTCGCCAGTCCTGTGCGGGGGGGGAAGAAACAGGACACTCACACAGATTCTTGTGGGTACGATGCTATTCCTTTCTGGATTATCCCGATGCCATTCATGCAAGGCGCGGTATCAGACGTTCGTCAGAGCTGTCAGGCTGACGGGTCCTCCCGGTGGAGGGGCTTGCCACGGGGCGGGAGCGTCGCGGAAAAAGGCTAGTTTTTGCATTTCCATGGCGGCGGCAACATGTTTAGTAATTTATTGATAATTAAAAGTTATTTCTCTTTTCACCTGTACAATATTTTTTTCTCCCTGTCATTAGACCAGTTTGCAATTAATTGAAATATATAAATAAACCTGATTTTCACCTGCCAGATGGAGTTGCTTATGTCAAATGTGAGCGGGATCGGTGATGCTTATTACTGGAGTGTTTTTAAAATCGCCGAGGCCTTTGGGCTTCACCGGGACACAGTAAAAAAACGGCTCCTCGCGGCCAACACTCCTGTGGCGGCGACTGTCAGGGGGAACCCCGTTTACGCCCTGCAGCATGTCGGGCCAGCCCTGTTTAGTGTGAAGCATGAGGCAGCAGACTCTGTTCATGATCCATCCCGTATGGAGCCGAAAGAGAGAAAGGACTGGTACCAGTCTGAAAATGAAAGGATCAAGCTGGAAAAGGAGCAGCGAAAACTCATCCCAGTTGATGAAGTAGTCATCGTCTATTCGTCCATGAGAAAGGCTGTCGTCCAGGTTCTGGAGACAATTCCGGATGTTCTTGAACGCGATTGCGCCCTGACTCCTCAGGCCGTCGGCGTTGTACAGCAGGCCATTGATGACCTGCGATACACTCTTCAGGAAAAATCCTACGAGGCTTGTGCTGCTGAATTAATTCCTGATGAGGAAGGAGAGAGTCTCTAGGAGGAATAATGGGTTTTTCATCAGCCCGAAATTTGGGAAGGGACATATCGGCAGGATTTTCCCCACCACGTCGCATGCCGATTTCGGGGGCTGTTAAAAAATTCATGCGTGTTCCCAAGGGGGCTGGTAACTCGGTGCCATGGGATCCTGAACTGACACCCTACATCATTGAGCCCATGAACTGCCTGGCATCGCGTGAATACGATGCGGTGATTTTTGTTGGTCCTGCGCGAACAGGGAAGACCATTGGTCTGATCGATGGATGGATTGTCTATACCATCGTTTGCGATCCTTCGGACATGCTCGTTGTGCAGATGACCGAAGATAAGGCCCGCGAGCATTCTAAAAAGCGCCTCGACAGAACGTTCAGAAGCAGTGCGGCGGTAAAGAAAAGAATGAGTCCACGTCGTAACGACAATAATGTTCATGATAAGACGTTCAGGGATGGCTCGTTCCTTAAAATTGGTTGGCCCTCGGTCAACATTATGTCGTCGTCGGATTACCGGTTTGTCGCCTTAACCGATTACGACCGTTTTCCGGAGAATATCGACAGCGAGGGTGATGGTTTCTCCCTGGCCTCAAAACGTACCACCACATTTATGTCCGCCGGGATGACTCTGGTGGAGAGCTCGCCGGGACGTGACATCTGCGACAGCAAATGGCGACGTAAGTCGCCTCATGAAGCGCCACCGACGACTGGTATTCTTTCCCTTTACAATCGTGGTGACCGCCGCCGCTGGTACTGGCCATGTCCGCACTGTGGTGAGTATTTTCAGCCAGCCATGGATGCCATGACCGGCTACCGTAATGAACCGGATCCCTTTAAAGCCAGTGAGGCGGCGTATCTACTTTGCCCGCACTGCAGCGGCATTATCACTGCGGAGAAAAAGCGTGAGCTCAATAGTGCAGGAGTCTGGTTGCGTGAAGGTCAGGTCATTGATCGTAACGGCAACGTTTCCGGTGAACCGCGCCGCTCCCGTATCGCCAGTTTCTGGATGGAAGGGCCAGCTGCTGCGTATCAGACCTGGGCGCAACTGGTTTACAAATTACTGACTGCAGAACAGGAGTATGAAGCGACAGGAAGCGAAGAAACACTCAGGGCGGTTATCAATACCGACTGGGGATTACCTTATCTTCCCCGCGCCAGCATGGAGCAACGAAAAAGTGAACTGCTTGAGCAGCGGGCAGAGCCAGTTCCTTCCCGCAGTGTGCCGGATGGCGTTAATTTCCTTGTGGCGGCAGTGGATGTGCAGGCGGGACGTCATCGCCGTTTTGTGGTTCAGGTAACGGGCTATGGCAGCCGTGGCGAACGCTGGATTATTGATCGTTACAACATCACGCAGTCATTGCGCGGTGACAGCGACGGGGAGAGCCAGCGAATTGATCCGGCCAGCTATCCGGAAGACTGGGATGTCCTGCTGACGGATGTTTTTCATAAAAGCTGGCCGCTGGCCTCCGATCCTTCTCAACAAATGCGACTGATGGCAATGGCGGTGGACTCCGGCGGTGAAGACGGGGTCACTGATAATGCCTATAAATTCTGGCGTCGTTGCCGTCGTGATGGCCTTGGTAAACGTATTTACCTGTTTAAGGGCGACAGCATCCGGCGCGCAAAACTGATCAGCCGTACATTCCCTGATAACACCGGACGAACGGGCCGACGGGCGCAGGCCGCAGGTGATGTGCCGCTCTGGCTTCTTCAGACGGATGCCCTGAAAGACCGGGTGAATAACGCGTTATGGCGTGACTCGCCAGGTCCCGGCTATGTGCATTTCCCTGACTGGCTGGGGAGCTGGTTTTACGACGAACTGACGTATGAAGAGCGGAGCAGTGACGGGAAATGGAGTAAACCGGGTCGCGGTGCCAACGAAGCTTTTGACCTGATGGTGTATGCCGAGGCTCTGGTCATTCTGCATGGATACGAAAAGATCCGCTGGCCGGATGCACCGGAGTGGGCGAGCCGGGAAACCTGGCTGGAGTGTGTCCCGGACAGTACCGAACCGTCACCCTCACCGGAACCGGTATCCACGCCTGTTAAAAAACAAAAACGGAAGAAAACAGTAACTGACGATGTTAACCCCTGGCTGACTTCCGGAGGATGGTTATGAATCAGAATGATATTGAAGCCATGATTCAGCGTTATACGGAAGCTGAAATGGCGGTGCTGGACGGAAAATCCGTCACTTTTAATGGTCAGCAGATGACCATGGAAAACTTATCTGAGATCCGGCAGGGGCGGCAGGAGTGGGAGCGCCGCCTTGCGGCTCTGATTACACGACGACGGGGGCATCCCGGGTACCGGCTGGCGAGGTTCTGATGGCAATTCTTGATGATGTGATTGGCGTTTTTTCACCAGGATGGAAAGCGGCAAGGCTGCGTTCCCGTGCGGTGATCCAGGCTTATGAGGCCGTAAAAACGACGCGGACACACAAAGCCCGACGGGAGAACCGAACTGCCGACCAGTTAAGCCAGTACGGGGCCGTGTCGTTACGTGAGCAGGCCCGTTACCTTGATAACAACCACGATCTGGTCATTGGTGTATTTGACAAGCTGGAAGAACGGGTGGTGGGGAAAAACGGGATTATTGTCGAGCCACATCCGGTATTACGCAATGGGGCCATTGCCCGTGATCTGGCAGCGGAGATACGCACCCGATGGAGTGAATGGTCTGTCAGTCCGGAAGTCACCGGGCAGTTTACCCGTCCGATGCTGGAACGTCTGATGCTGCGTACCTGGCTGCGCGATGGTGAGGTGTTTGCCCAGATGGTTTCCGGGCGCATAAACAGCCTGACGCCTTCTGCCGGTGTTCATTTCTGGCTGGAGGCGCTCGAGCCGGACTTTATTCCCATGACCAGTGATGAGAGCAACAGGCTGAATCAGGGCGTGTTTGTTGATGACTGGGGGCGTCCCGAAAAATATCTGGTGTATAAAAGCCGTCCCGTATCCGGACGGCAGATGGAAACCAAAGAAGTGGATGCAGAGCGAATGCTGCATCTTAAATTTGTTCGCCGTCTGCACCAGATGCGCGGGACGTCTTTATTGTCCGGTGTGCTGATCCGCCTCAGCGCCCTGAAAGAGTATGAAGATTCTGAGCTGACTGCAGCAAGGATCGCCGCTGCTCTGGGGATGTACATCCGGAAAGGCGACGGGCAGAGCTATGAAACGGATGGTAATGACAGCAAGGAGAATGAACGCGAGCTTACCATTCAGCCAGGCATTATTTACGACGATCTGAAACCCGGCGAAGAAATCGGAATGGTGAAGTCGGATCGTCCCAATCCTAACCTTGAAACTTTTCGTAATGGTCAGTTGCGTGCCGTGGCGGCGGGCAGTCGTCTGAGTTTTTCCAGTACGGCACGCAACTATAACGGCACTTACAGCGCCCAGCGTCAGGAACTGGTTGAGTCTACTGATGGCTACCTGATCCTGCAGGACTGGTTTATTGGTGCCGTCACCCGCCCGATGTATCGTGCCTGGCTGAAACAGGCTGTGGCATCCGGTGTTATCAGGCTACCCCGCGATCTTGACCGTTCTTCACTGTATACCGCGGTGTATTCCGGACCAGTGATGCCGTGGATTGACCCTGTTAAGGAGGCTGAGGCCTGGAAAATCCAGATTCGTGGTGGAGCGGCGACAGAATCAGACTGGGTACGTGCTGGTGGTCGTAATCCGGATGATGTCAAACGTCGGCGCAAGGCCGAAATTGATGAAAACCGCAAGCTGGATCTGGTATTTGATACCGATCCGGCCAGTGATAAAGGAGGCAGCAGTGCCGCAACGAAACGACAGGAGCCGCAGCACACCGACGACCAGTCCGAAGAATAATTCCTGGTTCAGGATGCAGGCTGGTCACCAGAGTGACGCGGATATTTATATTTATGACGAGATTGGTTTCTGGGGTGTTACAGCGAAGCAGTTTATCAGTGATCTGAATGCACTGGGCGATATCACCCACATTAATCTTCATATTAATTCACCGGGTGGCGATGTCTTTGAAGGCATCGCCATTTTTAATGCACTGAAAACACATGGTGCGTCCATTACCGTTTATGTCGACGGTGTGGCGGCGTCAATGGCGTCGGTCATTGCGATGGTGGGAAACCCGGTCATTATGCCGGAAAACACTTTCATGATGATTCATAAACCATTTGGCTTTACGGGCGGTGATGCGGAGGACATGCGCACCTATGCCGACCTGCTCGATAAAGTTGAGGCGGTTCTGTTACCCGCTTATGCACAGAAAACCGGGAAAACCACCGATGAAATTGCTGCCATGCTGGCGGATGAGACCTGGATGTCCGGTGCCGAATGTCTGGCACATGGATTTGCTGATCAGGTAACGCCAGCCGTTAAGGCAATGGCATGTATTCAGTCAAAACGTACAGAGGAATTTAAAAAGATGCCGGAATCCATTCGAAACATGATTACTCCGCCACGCAACAGTGCTCCACGCGTACAGGATGATGAACCTGCAGCCTCCCGGACGCCAGTGCAGGCAGCAGCACCCGTGGTGGATGAAAACAGTATCCGTGCGCAGGTACTGGCAGAGCAAAAAGCGCGTGTAAACGGTATTAATGATCTGTTTGCCATGTTTGGCGGGCGTTATCAGACGCTGCAGGCTCAGTGTCTTGCCGATCCTGAATGTTCGCTGGAGCAGGCCCGCGAAAAGCTGTTGAACGAGATGGGGCGCGAGTCCACGCCATCCAATAAAAATACCCCGGCTCATATTTATGCCGGTAACGGTAATTTTGTGGGGGACGGGATCCGCCAGGCGCTGATGGCGCGTGCCGGATTTGAAAAAACCGAACGTGATAATGTCTACAACGGGATGACCCTGCGTGAATATGCCCGTATGTCACTGACTGAACGGGGTATTGGGGTTTCCGGTTATAACCCGATGCAGATGGTCGGTGCGGCGTTCACACACAGTACGTCTGACTTCGGTAATATTCTGCTGGATGTTGCGAACAAAGCCATTCTGCAGGGCTGGGAAGATGCTCCTGAAACCTATGAACAGTGGACGCGGAAAGGTCAGTTGTCTGATTTTAAAATTGCCCATCGTGTGGGTATGGGGGGCTTCAGTGCTCTGCGTCAGGTGCGTGAAGGGGCGGAATATAAATACGTCACCACCGGAGATAAACAGGCCACTATTGCACTGGCGACCTATGGCGAGCTGTTCAGTATCACCCGTCAGGCCATTATCAATGATGATCTGAATATGCTGACCGATGTCCCGATGAAACTGGGCCGTGCGGCGAAATCCACCATTGCCGATCTGGTTTATGCCATTCTGACGTCTAACCCGAAAATCTCCACAGATAATGTAAGTCTGTTCGATAAAGCGAAACATGCAAACGTACTGGAGAGCGCTGCAATGGACGTGGCATCGCTGGATAAAGCCCGCCAGTTGATGCGCGTTCAGAAAGAGGGGGAGCGTCATCTGAATATTCGTCCTGCGTTCGTACTGGTACCGACGGCGATGGAGTCTGTTGCTAACCAGGTCATTCGCTCCTCAAGTGTCAAGGGGGCTGACATTAACGCCGGTATTATTAACCCGGTGAAAGATTTTGCGACCGTTATTGCAGAGCCTCGTCTTGATGATAACAGCCAGACCACCTTCTACCTGGCTGCGTCCAAAGGCTCCGATACGATTGAAGTGGCTTATCTCAACGGTGTGGATACGCCATATATTGATCAGATGGAGGGCTTCAGTGTGGATGGCGTGACAACGAAAGTGCGTATTGACGCCGGTGTCGCGCCAGTTGATCACCGCGGTCTGGTGAAATGTACGGCGTAAACGTCGCAGACAACAACTCTGATGGCCCGTAAGGGCTTTTTTTGTACCTGAAATCAGCCCCTGAACGGGGCTGTGCGGAGACAGTTATGGCAAAGAATTTTGTAGAAGAAGGAAAAACGGTGGCGATTGTTGCCAGTGCTGCCATCAGCAGCGGAGATCTGGTGCAGGTGGGTGATGTTTTTGCGGTGGCGCTGACCGATATTCCACAGGGTGAAACAGGCGACGGCATGACCGAAGGTGTGTTTATCCTGCCTAAACTGAAAACGGATGACATGAAAACGGGTAAGAAGGTTTATCTGAAGTCCGGAAAAGTTCAGCTGACTAACAGCGGCTCTGATCCGCTGGTCGGGGTTGTCTGGGCAGATGCCGGAACCAGTGCAGAAGAAGTGCCGGTAAAACTCAATGTCTGATCCCTTTTCCCGGCTGGCAGCGCGTATGGATGCGATCACGGTCAGAAAGATGGGAAAGACAGCCTCGATTAATGATGTCGATATGGCTGTGATCCCGGGCGAAACACTGGCAGAACTGAATGCTCTGTCCGGACCTGCGGTCTCTCTGGTGGTGTTTTCTTCGGGATACCGCCCACGGCGCGGGGATCGCGTTGTTTATGACGGACAACAATGGACGGTCACACGGCATGAACGTTTTAACGGTAAGCCAATGATCTTTATTGAGTAAAGAGGTGTGGGATGAAGGGGCTTGAGAATGCCATCCGCAATCTGAACAGCCTTGATACCCGTATGGTGCCACAGGCCAGCGCATGGGCGATAAACCGTGTGGCACAGAAAGCGGTCTCGGTTGCCACCCGGCAGGTTGCCGGGAATACCGTTGCGGGAGATAACCAGGTGAAAGGGATCCCCCTGAAACTGGTACGTCAGCGTGTCCGGGTGTTTAAAGCCAGTCCGTCAGGAAAAATGACGGCCAGGATCCGCGTTAACCGGGGCAATCTGCCCGCCATTAAGCTGGGGACAGCCCGGGTCAGACTGGCCCGGCGTGGTGGAAAACTGCAGTACCGTGGCTGTGTGCTGAAGGTGGGTAAATATCTTTTCCGGGATGCGTTTATTCAGCAACTGGCGAATGGTCGCTGGCATGTGATGCGGCGTATTGATGGCAAAAATCGTTACCCCATTGATGTGGTGAAAATCCCGCTTTCCGGACCGCTGACACAGGCATTTGAAGATGCCCGCGACCGCATCATTGCTGCGGAAATGCCGAAACAGCTGGGGTATGCACTGAAACAACAACTGAGGTTATGGCTGACCCGATGAACCGACATACACAAATCCGCCAGGTCGTACTGGCACGCCTTCGGGAGCAGTGTGGAGACAGCGCCACGTTTTTTGACGGGCTTCCGGCATTTGTTGATGCGCAGGAACTGCCTGCCGTGGCGGTGTGGCTGAGTGATGCTCAGTACACCGGAAAAATGACGGATGAAGATGACTGGCAGGCTGTTCTGCATATTGCTGTCTTCATCCGGGCACAGGCACCGGATTCAGAGCTGGATATGTGGATGGAGAGCACCATTTTCCCGGCCCTGAATGATGTACCGGCACTTTCCGGACTCATCGACACCCTGATCCCACTCGGTTTTAACTATCAACGTGATAATGAGATGGCCACCTGGGCGATGGCGGAAATCACGTACCAGATCACGTACACGAATTAAGGAGGTGGTAATGACCACACCAAATCCACTGGCAAAGACGAAAGGTGCGGGGACGACGTTCTGGATGTATACCGGCAACGGCGATGCGTTTGCGAACCCTTTGTCGGACACTGACTGGCTGCGTCTTGCGATGGTGAAGGATCTGCAACCTGGCGAAATGACCGCTGATGCAGAAGATGACACTTATCTCGATGATGAGGATGCAGACTGGAAAACGACAACCCAGGGGCAGAAATCCGTTGGTGATACTTCGGCGACGCTGGCCTGGCGTCCGGGTGACAGCGGGCAGAAAAAACTGGTTCAGTTGTTCGACTCCGGTGAAGTCTGCGCGTTTCGTATCAAATATCCCAACGGTACTGTTGATGTTTTCCGCGGCTGGCTGAGCTCACTGGGTAAAACCATTGCCTCAAAAGACGTGATGACCCGCACTGTGAAAATCAGCGGTGTGGGGCGTCCGTATCTGGCAGAGGAAGGCACTGAAACCGTGAGCGTTACCGGGCTGACGGTGGCACCGGCATCTGCCAGTGTAAAAGTGGGAGCAACCACCACGCTGACCTTTACAGTAAAACCTGACGGAGCCAGTGACAAAGCGATCAGTGTGCATTCGACAGATCCACAGACTGCCACGGTGACTCTGAACGGGCTTGTGGCCACGGTGAAAGGCGTGAAGCAGGGCAGTGTCAGCATTGTGGGCATGACTTCTGACGGCGATTTTGTGGCAGTGGCTACGGTGGCTGTCAGCGCCGCAGGTTAACAGGACGATACTCATCATTTGCCCCGGTTATCCGGGGCTTTTTTGCAGGTGGAGAACATGATGTTTCTGAAACAGGGCACGTTTAATTATGAAAAGCAGTCCGTGGTGCTCAGTGAGCTGTCCGGGCTGCAGAGAATTGAATATCTGGCGTTTGTTCAGCAGCGAACGGCAAAGTTTGATGCCGAAGAGGGAGAACTGCCGGAGGCTGAACGACAGATTGCTTTTCTGCGGATGGGGATGGATATCAATGCCTGGCTGGTTTCCCGCTCACTGTGGAATGCGGAACAGTCTCAGGATGTTGAGACGCTTTGCGCATCCGTTATTACAACATGGTCGTATGATGCCCTGGGAGCGGGGGCGGAGATGGTTCTGTCGCTGAGCGGTATGGGTGCCATTGAGAATGCCGGGGATCTGGAGCATGAGGTGCTGACGCCGGAAAAGTCCTGACGCGGGAAATGCAGTTTGTCATGCGGCTTGCCCGGGAGTTCCGGTGGGCAGACTGGCGGCGGATGCTGTCGGAAATGTCGGCCACTGAGCTTGGTGAGTGGGGCGATTATTTCCGGATGCAGAGCTTCAGTGATGTGTGGATGGATGCGCAGTTTGCCTCGCTGAAGGCATTGATCGTGAGAATGGTGTCCGGCAGCAGTGATGCTGCGGTGGCTGATTTCAGCCTTTTACCGGAAGAGAACGGGATACCGGAGCGAACGGACGAAGAACTGATGCATCTTGGGGAAGGTATTTCCGGAGGTGTGCGTTATGGACCAGATAGCCAACCTGGTCATTGATTTGGGGATTGATGCGGCAGAGTTTAAAAATGAAATTCCCCGTATCAAAAACCTTCTGAATGGTGCAGCCAGCGATGCAGAACGGTCTTCTGCCCGTATGCAGCGTTTTATGGAGCGTCAGACTCAGGCCGCCCGGCAGACAACGCAGGCGGCGTCTTCGGCTGCAACAGCCGCATCCGTCCATGCGCAGACGGTGGAGAAGAACGCACAGGCTCATGAACGCATGGCCCGCGAGGTGGAGCAAACCCGCCAGCGTATGGAGGCACTGAGCCAGAAAATGCGCGAGGAACAGGCGCAGGCCATGGCTCTGGCGGAGGCTCAGGATAAAGCGGTTGCTGCGTTTTATCGTCAGATTGACAGTGTGAAACAGGCCAGTGCGGGGCTGCAGGAATTACAGCGTATTCAGCAGCAGATCCGACAGGCCAGAAACAGTGGCGGGATTGGCCAGCAGGATTATCTGGCGCTGATTTCTGAGGTTACTGCGAAAACCCGTGTTCTTACACAGGCTGAGGAAGAGGCTACCCGACAGAAAGTGGCGTTTATCCGTCAGCTTAAAGAGCAGGCAACCCGCCAGAATCTTTCATCTTCTGAGTTGCTTCGTGCTAAGGCAGCCCAGCTGGGGGTAAGCAGTGCTGCAGAAGTGTATATCCGCAAAATGGAGCAGGCAGGAAAAGCCACGCATTCGCTGGGTCTGAAAAGTGCAGCAGCCCGCCAGGAGATAGGCGTTCTGATAGGTGAACTGGCCCGCGGCAATTTAGGGGCGCTGAGGGGATCCGGGATAACGCTGGCTAACCGTGCCGGATGGATAGACACACTGATGTCACCGAAAGGCATGATGCCAGGAGCGGTTATTGGCGGTATTGCCGCGGCTGTCTATGGTCTGGGTAAAGCCTGGTATGACGGTCAGAAGGAGGGGGAAGAATTTAACCGCCAGCTGTCGCTGACGGGGCATTATGCCGGAGTCACTGCCGGGCAGCTGTGGACGCTCAGTCGTGCTATTTCCGGGAATGGTATCACGCAACATGCTGCAGCCGGTGCGCTTGCTCAGGTGGTGGGGAGTGGTGCATTTCGTGGAAACGATATCGGTATGGTGGCGAGAGCTGCCGCACAGATGGAGCGATCGGTTGGCCAGTCGGTCAGCGATACCATAAATCAGTTTAAGCGGCTGAAGGATGATCCTGTAAATGCCGCGAAGTCTCTGGACAATGAGCTGCATTTTCTTACTGCCACTCAGCTTGAGCAGATACGCGTCCTTGGAGAGCAGGGGCGGTCCAGTGATGCGGCACGGATAGCCATGTCTGCACTGGCAGAGGAAACCGGTCGGCGTACTGCGGATATTGATAATAACCTCAATGCGCTGGGTAGTACGCTGCAAACCTTGTCTGACTGGTGGAAGCAGTTCTGGGATGCGGCCATGAATATTGGTCGTGAAGACTCGCTGGATGCGCAGATTGCCACTTTGCAGGAGAAAGTGTCGCGGGCGAAAAGACTCCCCTGGACGGCATCATCTTCTCAGGTTGAATACGATCAGCAGCGTCTTAACGATCTTCAGGAGAAAAAACGCCAGAAGGATTTGCAGGATGCAAAAGAGCAGGCAGAGCGGAATTATCAGGAGCAACAGAAACGCCGTAATGCTGAAAATGCTGCACTGAACCGGATGAATGAAACGGAAGCAGCACGACATCAGCGTGAAATTGCGCGTATTAATGCCATGCAGTACGCCGATCAGGCTGTCAGGGATGCGGCGATACAACGTGAAAATGAACGTTACGAGAAAGCCCTGGCATCCGGTAAGAAAAAAACACGCGAAACCCGTAATGATGAGGCCACCCGGTTATTGCTGCAGTACAGCCAGCAACAGGCACAGGTGGAAGGACAGATTGCTGCTGTAAGACAGTCAGCAGGCATTGCCACTGACAGGATGACAGAAGCGCATAAACAGCTTCTGGCTCTGCAGCAGCGCATCAGCGATCTGGACGGGAAAAAACTGACGGCAGATGAAAAGAGTGTGCTGGCCAGTAAAGATGAACTGATTCAGGCACTGACGCTGCTGGATGTAAAACAGCAGGAGCTTCAGAAACAGACGGCACTCAACGATCTGAAGAAAAAAACAATTCAGCTGACCAGTCAACTGGCTGAAGAAGAGCGCGCTCAGCGTCAGCAACATGACCTGGATATCGCCACGGTGGGTATGGGTGATCAGCAGCGGCAGCGATATCAGGTACAACTGAGTCTTCGCCAGAAATACCAGCAACAGCTGGAGCAGTTGAGGCGGGATAGTGAGCAGAAAGGGACATATAACACGGATGACTACAGAAAGGCCGAGCAGGCGCTGACGGAGAGCCTGAACCGACAACTGAATGAGAATCGCCGTTACTGGCAACAGCTTGAAATTGCTCAGGGTAACTGGAAAAACGGTGCCATGCGGGCGTTTCAGAATTTCACGGCAGATGCGGATAATGCGGCAGGCACTGCTGAGCAGATGCTTACAGCGGCATTTAACAGTGCTGGTAATGCACTGGCGACCTTCTGTACCACCGGAAAACTGAACTTCAAATCTTTTACCGCCTCACTCCTTTCCGATCTGGCAAAAATTATGGCGCAGATGGCCATGATGCAGGCGGTGAAGGGGATTGGTTCGGCGTTTGGCTGGGGGAGTGCTGCCGCTGCCAGTGTGACGCCCAATGCTGATGGTGGCGTTTATCAGTCGGCTGATTTGAGTCGCTACAGCGGCACGGTGGTTAACCGACCGACGTTTTTTGCTTTTGCAAAAGGCGCGGGTGTGATGGGGGAAGCGGGACCTGAAGCCATTCTGCCACTGCGCCGTGGTGCTGACGGTAAGCTGGGGGTTGTGGCAAATATTGGTGGTTCAGGTATGGCGATGTTTGAGCAGAATAACCATGTGGTGATTAACAACGACGGCACGAACGGGCAGATAGGTCCGGCTGCTCTGAAGGCGGTGTATGACATGGCCCGCAAGGGTGCCCGTGATGAAATTCAGACACAGATGCGTGATGGTGGCCTGTTCTCCGGAGGTGGACGATGAAAACCTTCCGCTGGAAAGTGAAACCCGGTATGGATGTGGCTTCGGCCCCTTCTGTAAGAAAGGTGCGCTTTGGTGATGGCTATTCCCAGCGAGCGCCTGCCGGGCTGAATTCCAACCTG